GCGCTCCATGGGGACCGACTCAGAAGGCGCGCCCATGACGTGCCAGATAACCCCGCCACGGCGGCGAATTTCCTGGGCCTCATCCGGGGTCATTACGTTGTAAATCACCAGCCCGCCAAGCGCTTTGTTGCTGGCCGAATCATTCAATGCGATTACCAAGTCACGCACTCGCGCAGCGCGCCGCACGTCAGTACCTGCCCAGGTTTTCAACCGGCCAACGCCAAAGCGCTCTAGGCGCTCGGCAATTTCCTTGCGCTGCTCAGGCTTACCGCCGGCCAATCCAATTAAAATCATGCTATTTGTTGCTCCCATCAAAACGGTACGCCGGCAATGCCGGGCAGGTCAGGCCAGGTACGGGGGCCATTGCACAGCCCGCCGCCCTCGCGGTGGTAAAACGGATACGCATCACCGTGGCAAGTTTTCGCGCGCCACGGGTGAGACTGGGCCACGATCAGGCCCGGGCTTTTTCCAGGCGCATACGACGCACCGCCTGCAGCTGGGCATGCAGTGCGTAGGGTGTTAGTTCGGGGTTGTTGGGCGCAGCCTCTTCGCAGGCTTGGTGCATTTCCGTTACGGTAACGTTTGACGCACACCAGCGGCGGAACAGGGCCAGCACAGCAGGATCGCCAGTAACTTCGCGGCGCATATTCAGCTCTGTTTCACACCAGAAAACCCACTGATCAGCTGCTGTAAAAAGGATTGGCTCCGACTGGGGCAGGTAATCATCTGCCTGGCAAAAGACCACTACCAGGGGCGCGCCTGGCTCATCACCTTCCGAGTAGGTAAGCCAGCCGAAGCGCATAAGGGCGCCAAGGAAGTCATAAAGCTCATCATCAGAAACGCCCAGCGCATCGCGCCAATCGCTTTTTGGAAGGGGAACAATACCGCCAGAAGCAATGTCACTAGAGGCCAATATTTCTAGAAGCTTGACCAGGCGCGCAAACCCAGCCAACCCATAACGGCCTTGAATACGGCTCGCAACAGCCGTGCCCGAAAAGTTGGCAGGAAGACTAAGCGCCGGCATGGGTATCACCGGCCTTGAGCAATTTGATAGCAAACGGTGCGTAGATGCCGCTCCAGTCAACGGCAGCCCCGGACTTAAGAACGATATTTACAGCAGACGTAAAAGAGGGGATTCGCTCCTGGCGATACCACGAAAGCACCGTCCGTGGTTTTTCGCCAAGAAGATTGGCAACAATGCTCATACCTGCAGGACTTAGCTTTCCCGCAGACTCTGCGCCGCCTATGCTTTCAATCCATTTGTTCAGTTCCACGAATAGACGCTCTTTTACACGAATGGTGTAAGTCTATTTCGACCGTATCCCATTTCTCAAGCTTTTTTTGGCGGCATCTACACTTAAAGTGTATATTTCATCGGGTTAAAGATAATATTCAACAAATTGCCAAGGCGTGAAACCTCACGACGCCCAATGAGAGATTGCGCATGTCTGAATTAGTAGAGATTGTTGCCCAACGGCTTAAACAGTGTCGCGCGGCCACGGGCTGGACCCTTGAGGAAACCGCAAAGCGCCTGTCTGCGCTGTCGGGGACACCTATGAGTTTTTCACGGTTTTCTAACTGGGAACTCGGGCTACGCATGCCGGGACCAGATCAAATAATCTTGCTTGCAAAGCTATTCGGCAAAACCCCTGCCTGGCTACAGGGCTACACCGATAACGACAGTTTAAACGCCGTAACATCCAATTATGTGACGGCTAACCCACCGTTTATTCAGACCAAGAACGGCCTGCTCGCTTTGACGCAGACCACAAGCAATACGGCTTTCAGCATTGAGTACATCGAAAGTCGCGGCTTGAACAGGAACAAACTGATATGCATCAAACAGATTGATTCCAGCATGGTCCCGCTCGCTGCAGAAGGGGACGAATTGTTACTTGATGGTGAGCAGACCACAGTTCGCGGCGCTGATCTTTTTGGCATTGTTGTAGCTGGCACTATTTGGGTTAGGCGAATTTGCCCGGAACTCAACGGCACCTTTACGCTTAAGGCTGGGGACACGCAACAGTACCCCGATAGCATATTGACACGCGAAGCCCTGGACGAACTGGATATCGTTGGGCGCGTGGTACGCATATCCCACGATAGATAGCAAAACCGCCCTTAGTATAAGGGCTTTTTTATTGCTGGAATTTACACTTTACGTGTAACATGCCACGCAAATCAGGAAAGACAGGTTACTCATCATGCAAGGCAGCGAAATTCTCACCCCCATCAGCCAGCATCAAGCCGCATCCGGCGGCGCACTTGCTATTCAGCAAAGGCGAGTCGTGGCCTTGAAAGAAGTGTCAGCGCTCTGTGGAAGCATGCAGAAAATGGCTCTGTACTCCATAGACCAAAACCACGTAACTATAGAGAACATGGAAGACATGGCCGACCTGCTTGGCCTTCTTCGCCGCCAAGTGGACGCGCTGCGCCTCGACCTGTCCAGCCATTAACACCCCCTCTCTATCGCAAGGAAGCGCCCTCAATGAATGCCTTTGCTCAAATTCACGGCGAAGAGGTGATTGGCTACCCAGGTCAGAACCTGACAGCCAGCGAGCTGTTTGTTCTGGTCAAAACTGCAGAAGGATTCCCTACGCCGGTCATTGCCGAAGAATTGCAGCTCGACGACACAAGCATGCGCATGGTGGAACGCAATATCTTGAGCAAGCTGGGCGCCAAGAACAAAGCGCACATGATCACACGCGGGTTTACCCTTGGCGTTTTGGTACCGCAAGCACTGTGCCTTATGCTTTGTGTCTTGGCTGTGGTGGAAGTTGACTCTGATTTCAACCGTCAGCGCACCCAGCGCCGTAGCCGCACCCTCTCAGAACATTCCCGCAACGTGCGTAATTGCCCCGCATCAGCCGGCGGCCCGCCGTCGCGACAAGCCCTTTACGGGTAATTCGTTATTTCGTTAAATCGTTAATTCGTTATTTTCTTGATCCCAAGCAATGGCAGGCCTATACTCGCCCTGGGTTAACGAAATAACGAATTGACGAATTGACGAAAAAAAGGAATTCTTACCGTGGCGCTAAAAATTGGCTTTGCAACTCAAAAAGGTGGACCCGGCAAATCCACCGACGCACGCGGAACCGCCGTTGGGTTCGCGCAAAATGGCTGGGCAGTAAAAATTGCCGACTTCGACTTAAACCAATCGACTAGCACGCGCTGGCTCCAGCGCCGTCTAACGCGCGGACACAAGCCAGAAGTATCTGTAGAGCAGTTCGGATCAATGGCGCACGCCTTGGCTCGGGCCGATGATTACGACGTGATTATTTTCGATGGCGCGCCGCGCGCCAGTAAGGACACTGCAGCAATGGCCGAAGCGTGCGACCTGCTGGTTATTCCGACCGGCCTATCAGTCGACGACCTCGACCCAGCCGTCGAACTGGCGGACGCACTCCACTTCAAGCACGGAATACCTATAGAGCGTATTGCCTTTGCCCTCAACCACGTAGGCGATAGCATGGCCGAACTTGAGGAGGCTCAAGAATATTTGAGCCAGAAGCCCTACCACGTCCTCGCCGGCCACCTCCCGCAGAAGGTCAGCTACAGCCGTGCCATGGATATTGGTCTGTCAGTGATTGAAGTTTCTCATAAGGGGCTACGGGCCCAGGCCGAACAACTAATAAGCTCAATCATCAAGCGCGCGACTGCGCTACAATCAAAATAACGAATTGACGAATTAACGAATTGAAGGACGGCCAATAATGACTGTAGATGCCCCCAAACCACCGCGCAGAGCATCCACCAAAGGAACAGCGCCGGCCTCGCCACTGGCTGCCGAAGCATTGGTTAAGGCTGGGCACACGCACCAGGCGGCGCCCGATGAATTGGTAACAGCTAACTTCAAGGTCGACGCGCAGTTTAAGCACGAACTAAAAATGTTCGCCGCCATGCATAAAATGAGTATGGTGGACGTGTTGCGCCAGGGCTTCGCTTTGCTCAAGGAAGCCAAGGGCGGGAAGTGACCCGGATAGTCATCCAAGCCCCGCACCTGGCGGGGTTTTTTTTCGCCTGCACTTTTTCCCGTTACCCGTCACAAGGAGCCTCTATGGCTATCACCCTGGAGCTGTCCGCCTTTGAGCTGGAAACCCTGGCTGACTTCCGCCGGCTGCACGCCGAGTACCAGCGCACCACCTCCAGCACGCCCAGCCTGGAACTAGACAAACTCTACAGCGCGCTCAGTACCTCGGCGCAGATACTCGCGGAGACCTTGGACAAGGCCGCGCACGCCCAGGGCGTGTAATCACAGCTCGACGGTAAAGCCGCGCAAGCCAATCCCGTCCGCGAATCTCCCCACGGCGGTCAGGCTCGCCCAGGTGCGCACCTTCTCCCGGCGCGAGCGCACCGGCACCAGTCGCGAGTTGGGTCCGCCCAGGCGGATCGAAAGCCCCCAGTCCGGCCCGCCGTCAACCTTGGCCACCACGCATTCGCGCACCGCGTGCTGTTCGACCAGGGCGCGCAGCACCTCTTCTTGGATGCCTTCGCCAATCACTGTTCCAGCACCATCAGCCGCGCCGTGGCCGCGTGTTCAAACGCCAGGTACAGCGCCTCGATGCTCGCCGCGTTCAGAGCCTTGACCGTCTCAATCCCCAGCCCAAACCCTTCGGCGCGGTCCGCCGCGCGGTGGCAGTCGGCCGCCGTGCGCGCCTGGGCGATGTTTCCCAGCAGTTTCAATGCCTGGGCGTGGATCGCGTGCGGCAGGTTGTACGCGGCCAACGGGTCGTGGCGTTCGTGACCGTCACGGCCGCTCATCGCTGGCCGCCGAACAGTGACGCCCAGGCGTGCGGGTTGACGCGGTACACCCCGCGCCACGCCAGCCCCATGCACACGCGCTGCGCGCGCAATACTTCCAGCAGCTGCGCGGCGTGCCGTCGACCCAGGCCAAAGCGGCGCACCAGGGCACCGGGGCCTAGGTTCGGCACAGCAGCCGCGTAGCGGGTGACCGCCGGCAACAGCGGGTCGTCGTGCCCAGGTGGTGGGGCAAAGAAGCTGGGCGGCAAGATCGTGGCCATGGGGGGGTGATTCCTTTTCGAGTAAGTGGCGGTCAGTGCGTAAAACCAGACCCTGGGGGTATGGTAGACCAGACATAGGGGTTGTGGTTTCCGTGGGCACAAAAAAAGGCCCCCACACCTGGCGCAAGTGTGGGGGCCTTTTGAACATAAGTGGCGTTATTCGTAACGGGGCGGGCTCACAGCTCGGCCAGGCGCTCGTCTTCTACGGCATCCAGCTTGGCCCGCCACTGGTCGCCCTCCTTGGTACTGATCAGGTTGCCAGCCAGCGCCGCGTTCAGTTGGTCCAGGGCGGTCGCGCCCAGGCTGAACAGGTCGGCCAAGGCCGGGGCCGAACGGATCGCCTCGGCGGCTTGGGTTAGCGCGACCAGCTCGGCGGCGCGGGATTGCTCAAAGGTCGTACTCATTTTGGCGGGGGTTCCTTTCTGTTCGGTTCGTTAGGGGTTACGCGCAGACCTACACGGCCTCCGCTGGCAGGCGGTACACCCTTGGCACCACTTGCGGATCGGCCAGCCAGTAGCAACTTCGGTTCACATCCTGCACCCACGCCGTGCGCCGCCACCAGTAGGCCGGCGCACGCGGCCCCTCTAACTTGAGCCAACTAATGGCCGCACCTGGGCGCAACAGCGCATGTGTGGCATCGACCGGCGCGTCGGGCCAGTCACGGACGTGGATCGTCTCGGCACTCATGGCGGGGTTCCTTTCCGTTAGTTGGGAGATAGTCCGGCAGGGCTACTGCTCGCCCCGGCTTCGGCCTCGATCAAAAACGCTTTCGCGCGGCTCATTGCCGGCTCAACTAGTTCGCTTACGTCCGTATCGCCCTGGACCGCAGCGAAATAGCCAGACCCGGGCAGGTCAGAGCCGGCATAGGTCAATTCCTCAATCACCGCGACCAGCTCCCGCACCAGGCGCGCGGTGTCGCGCAGGGTATCGGGCCGCTGTGTGGAATAGTCGGTCATGCCTTGGGTTCCTTTCATTTTGATTTCGCGTTATTGCGCTCAATGGCCGCCAATGTTTCAGAGCTAAAACCCCAGGTTTCAAACTGTTCGCGTGAGCTTAATTGCTGATAAGCCTTCACCGCATCGAGCTGTTCGGGTCGGATCGTCGGCGATCCATAGGCCGAATCCATCGAGACAATCACGCCGCCGGTATCCGTACCCACCTGGCGCGCTTCTTCCAGGCGACGGCGGGCCGCCTCCCAGCTTTCACCCGGACGGGCACCGGCCTGCACCTGGGCATCGGTCAGCGGTTCCAAGTCGTCCAGCATGGCGGGGGCTCCTTTCCTGATCTTTCGTTATGTGTAACGCCTGACTTATTCGCCAGGCTGCTTGCGGTAGTCAAACACCAAACCGGCTTTCTTCAAGCGCTCCTGCAGCACAGCCACCGCCTCAAATGCCTTGCCACGGTCGGCAACCTCTAGGGCATTCTGCCGCTGCAGGCCGGCAATTTGCTCGCGCAGCTGCGCCTCTACATTATTCGTTGATAGTACTGCAGCTGGCGAACCCGTTACCTCCAGGGCAATTTGCTGCATGGCTTCCCGCAAGCGCTGATTTTCTTCCTGCAGACGCTGAACCATCATCTTCTGCCGCTCCAACTCATTGCGCAGGTACGCTGTAGGCCGGTAAGTACTGCGGTTCGGCTCGGCTAAGTAACGGCCGTTATCACCCTCGGGCCATAGTTTGATCAGTAGCGAGTCAAAGCCAGGCTTTTTACTGGTAGCCCAGTCCTTCGGCCTATGATCAAGATCCTCATGCGCTAACAGGCCCAGGCTCAATACCATGCGCTCAGTGCGGGTCAGCGGGATTACCTTAAGCCCCTCGGTATCGGCCAGCTCTTTCATACGCTGACGGTGCCGGCGCTGCCGCTCGGCATTACTAAATGGCTTTTTCTCTTCTGGCTCCGGCAAAATCGCCTCACCAGACAGAGGCATATTCAATTGTCCGTTACGCGTAACGCCTTGCAGCGCCGGCACAAGCCACGCCGGTACCGAAACCTTAGCGCGCTCATCCTCACGGATGGGCTTCGGCTTGAACTCGCCCTGTAGCAGCTGCTCCACCAATTCCCGCACAGCCTGGCCTAAGGTTTGACCCACATGCTTATCAGGGTGCAGGAACTGGCTCAGGTAGCCAGTCTCGCTGATGAACTTGGCCGAAGCATCCACGGCGTAAAAGCTTAGGCTGTAAGTGCGGTTCATGCCCCAGGGGTCGACCACTACCCGCAGGCGCATGCCCTCGACCTCTAGCAAGTACTCGCCGGCCTGCCCCCAGCCAGGAACCACACCTGCAGGCGCTGCCAATTTCTTGCGCAACTGGCCCCCGGCGCCCTCCTTCGCGCCACTGCCCATGAACGTATCGCCGTGGAGCCGGTAGACCACTGCGTTATACCGAAGCGCTGACGTTTCGATATCCCGGGTGCTGGCTGTGATCATGGCGTCGTTGAACAGCTGCAGCATATCGCTTGCCAACTGCTCCAGCTCGCCGCGATCAGCAGGCAGAAACTCAAGGGCTTTGAGGAATAGCGGCTGTTTCTCAAGCGGCAAATCCTGGGTGGTGGTTTTCTTCTTGGCCATTTTTACAGCTCCATCAACAGCCCCGGCTATGCCGGGGCGACCAGGCTTAAAGTCCGATTTCATCCATCAGCGCGTCCATGGCTTCGCCGCCGGCCCGCGCTTCATAGGCGGACAGCAGGGCTGCACGGGTCATATTTTCGGCCTGGGGCAAAACTGCGCCACCCATAAATCGAATGGCTTCAACAAGGCGGGTAGTCGGCAGCTGATTGGCTGCTGCTTGCATCTTTTCAGCGAGTTGCGCGGTAGTCATCGGGTCTGCTCCGGGGGATGGCCTTGGGTGAGTCCCCGGCCTTGGAGCAGACTTTAAAGACGTTTCGTTATTTCGTCAATTCGTTATTTCGTTATTTCGTTAAACCTATGACTCGGCGCACCCGCGAGCCCTGCATAAATGCAAAGAAGCCGCCACACAGCATAAGGCACCTCCCCTTCGCCGCCGGCCCACTTGCGGATTTTTCGAGCATCAACACCGACCAAAAGGCCAGTCTTGCTGGCTGACAAATCAGCTACGCGCAACAGCTCACGAAACTCAGTAGCATTTGGCGGCTGCCAGCCTGGCGCGTACTCATCGAAAAGCCCAGGACGACCCAGGGCCAATTCATGCCGCACCTGTTCGGCAGTCATCGAGCGCGGTGGATCACCTGGCACTTCCAGTTGCGCCGCATCGAGGCGAAGCGCGACGCGCATAGCCTCCCAAAAATCCGGCGCCTCTATTTCGGTGCGTGACCCGTCACGCAGTAGCAACGCAAACATCTATCAGCCTCCAATGCTAAACCGCCGGCAGTGCCGGCGGTCTTTCGTTATTTCGTTAAATCGTTATTTCGTTACCCGGTCAGGACACCAACGGACCTTAACCGAAACGCCTGCATTCCAGCAGGTCCAGCCAGACGGAGAAGCCAGCAGCCCTACACGTCCGTAATCCTCGCACAGATAGTAGCCTTGATCCTCTAGCCAAATGCCTATGTTTATCAACTGCGAACGGTCTATCTCGGGCCTCTTACGAAACGCCGGCACGGCCAGTACCAGACAATCGCGCTGCGATGCCCCGGCAATACGCGCATTCAATTGGACTGCATAGCGCTCAAAAAATGCGGCTTTCAAAGCAAGCACACGCGGCTCTTGTTTGGTCATCGGTCTACACCCGGATAGCGGCCTTGGCGTAATGCCCGGCCTTGTTGCGAACCTTATTTCTATTTCGTTATTTCGTCAATTCGTTATTTCGTTAACTGATAAATAGCCGTGAAAGCCCAGTGGCGCACCTAAGGGCCGCGCAATGAAAAGCGGACGCAGCCCCTGCAGCATCCCGCCAAAGGGCTCTGACAGGCGCATGCGGCCCGACAGGACCGTAAATGGCAGAACTTCACCCCCTTGCTGATTACTGGAGCGCTTGCGCGACTGAGTGAGCGTAGCCGGCGCGTGAAGGAGCGAAGGGGCGCAAGAAGGTCTATGGGGTAGGTCGCCGCCGTTGAACGCCCCACAGCGACTGGAAGGCGCCTTGCTGACGGAACGGCGGCGGTGCGATGAAGAGGGGTGCCCTTGCCCCGCGCCTAGAGGCGCGAAGTGGGCAGGCATTCTTACTACGTCAGTCTGTCATGCCCACATGGCACGGTTTGTGAGCTTTAAAGGCTCTTTTCTTTGCCTTGCGGTACCACTACACATCAAAACTTGCAGATTTATAAAAGCTTACCCATTGCCCGGCGCGCGGCCGGCGAATTTTGGGCGGCGCGGGGCGCGTTTTCTGACAGGGTAGGGGTGAAATAAGGGGGATTTGCAGCGCCTGGGCGGCTACTCGGTCGTTTCCCGAGGTGCAGGCGTGCGTATGCACCGCCGTGAGCGGTGCGGCCCGTGGCGGGCCTTACAGGTGGGGGTGTCGACTATTGAAAAGCTTGATCCGCTTAGTGGCCGGCAAAGCCTGATTGTCCGGGTCGGCCATGAAGGCCGTCCAAGCAGCCGCACGGGCGCGAGCTTTATCCTCGGCCTTGCGTGCCTCGGCTTCCGCCTCTTGCTGTCGCTGCTTGCGCTGGGCGTTGTCGTGTGACTGTTTGCGCACCTGGCGCTCGCCCGCTTCCTTGACCAAAGAAGCTACGCGCCGCTTGCCCAAGTTCATCAGTAGCTGGTCACGCTTGCTCTTCTTCTGCGTGCGCGCCTCGGCCAGCTGATAACCCAGCCCCAGGTCAATAAAGAATCGCGGGCGGACATTGATCGTTACCCGGGTAATCCAATACTTCCCGTTGTGGTAAATCCTGCGCATTTTGCGCTTGATGTACTTCGCGTCTTCCAAAGATTTCAGCAGGCGCGAAACGGTCCACTCCTGCAGGCTGGTGTCTTCGGCCAGGCCTCGTTGGCGGTTTAGGTGGAAGTCACCTGTTTTCTTGTCGATATACCCCAGGACCAGCGTGGCAATGTCCAGGCGGGCAAGAATCGGTTCAATGATTTCCGCCAAAGAGTCCCACCGGGTCTGATTGGTCCGGTAGCCGCTGGTCTGGTAACAGTCGAAGGGGCGCAGCCATTTGCATGTGCGCCCCTGGGCCTCTGCCTTGACTCGCTCGGCGGCGATGCCCAGGAACGTCGCGCGCTGGCTTTCGGTCAGGGCACGCGGCCGGCGCTTCTGTTGTGAGCGGTCGACGCGCTTTAAACGCTTGGGCGGGGCTTTGGTCTGGACAGCAGAAAGGCCGTTGTAGACGGCAGACTCAGGGGAGCCGGGGAGATAGTGGACGGTTGCCGTAACGCGCTTCATAGCGAGCCACCGACAGCCAGGGCCTCGCGTGAAACGCAGGCCAGGGGCTGAAAATCTATTCGCCCCCGCATAAGCTCGGGGCGGCCTTCTACTGAGGCTTCGCCAATCATCCAAAACTTCCCTAATAGCTAGGGCTTGCTTATGCGGTGATCAGCTAATAGACTTCTACCTGCCCGGCGAGAAGCCTATTTTGTGCTGATCTCCAGAAACCCCCGTCCCGCCAAGGTCGGGGGTTTTCTTTTTTAAGCCTGCCTAAAAATTTCTAATTCTTCGTAACTGCTGTGCCCCTGGGGGCTGACGGCGCTCAGAATAACGCGCCCACTTCGGGTCGTCCACAATTAGTGTAAATTTACACAACTCTCAAAGAAACAATAGCCTGCCGCAACGTCTCCAGTTGCAGCGCTTCCCCGGGGTGCGCTGTGTCGTCGTTGGCTTTCTGGATGCACAACAACTCCACGAAGTGGTTAATCGCGTCGATAGTAGACGCTTGGTCACTTTTGATCAAAGGGTTTGCAGAGGGTGTATTCGACATAGGGGTTCCTTCCTAACAGCAGTCATTCAAATTCAATGGCGACAATTCTATCTAGAATCGCTCAATACTGGATATATAAACAGTACTGGCCCCGCAACATCACGGGCGCGCGCACTGTACCCGACAGGGGATAATGCTCGGCCAACCCCCTGTCGGATAAATTCAGATTCCTTTCCAGGGGTTTACCTCAAATGTGAGCCCCTTCCATTGCGCAGTTTGATCAGCGCTATAGTCCTCCTGCCAGTCGCTTGGCTCAGGCTTGAAACCAAGCTGAACGACCAGGGCGCGCGTTGCTGACCACTGCCACACCCCATAAAACCCGTAGTACCGCCGGCCGGTGGTTTTGTGAGTAGCCAGCAGAAAGCGCCGGCCGCCTTGCCCTGGGCGATCCTTGACCACCTCAGCCCCCCAAAAACGATAGTCGCACTCACCTACCGGACAGCTGAACCAGGGACTAAAGCGCATGTTGTTCGCGGGGTTGCGGATAGCCAACCACCAGAACTGGGAAAACCAGTGATAGGCGCCCAGGTCGAACGGCGCGTTCAAGTGCCACCAGCCACGCTTGTCGCCCAGGGCGCCGTCACGGTCGTTAGACCACAGCCAGGCCCAGCCAGGAAGCCGCGCCAGGCCCCAATAGCCAGGTGCCTGCGTGAACGCTACAGGCGGGTTTTCAATCGTCAGAAAAGGCAGCGCAAGCGGCACCACCAATACCCCCAGCAGAATCAGCGTTACTCGTAACGGTAGAAACAGCGCCCACTGCAAAGCAGCGCGCAGAATATGCAACGTCATAGGTAAACCTCATGTTTCAGAAAAGAAAACTCCCCGTCAGTGCGGGGCGCTATTGGACTTGATCAGCGAGCCAGTCCGGCTCTTTTGGGCGCCGGTCTGCACTTGGGAACCCTTCTACGGTCGGCCAATCCCTCAAGGCCTGCCTGTACCTCAATAGCTCCGAAAATTGCTCAGCCGTATCCCTTCCCCCCTACGGTGGTGCTCAGAAGGTGTAAGCGCGCACCGGATTTGGCACCGCGTTGCACGAAAATTGGCATGGCTTATTTGGGCTCAGAACGCAGAGTTTGGCGCATTGATTGGTACTGCAGGCCACTCAATAGCTAGGGGGTAGCCTTGTTGCTCATGCACTCGACTCAGGGCCACCCGATACTTCTTCCAAGCCTTGAGCGCCACCACGTCGCCGTCTGCTGCTTCGTCGATATCCACGGCGTCCTGAAGGGGGGCAATAGTGTAATCAGCTACGGCCCGCAAACGGGCAATCTCGCCTTGTGCCTCTTCAGTTGGGCTGGGAACTGGAACAGTGCGCTCTTGATACTCAGTGACAGACTCACCAGCTTCAATTTTTTCAAGGACTCGCTCGTAAACCTCGGGGGTCTCCAGTCTTGTTGCGTGATACGGAAGGCCGTTGTAGCTGACAACATAGCTTCCGTCTGATCGGCTTTGAATATTCTCAATCGTTGGCTCTGCGGCAGAGTTCTTCAAATCATCAGAAATATTCGCCCCTTGATACTCTTCAACCTTAGCTCCATCCCCTATGCTCGCGAGGACCTGAGCGTATAGCGCGGGGGAGTCCTGCTCTGTTACGTGATATGGAGCCCCGTTATAGGTCACCAAGTAGCTCCAGTCGGGCATCCTTTGAATGTTTTCAATGACCGGATATACCGGGGCTCCCTCCAGACTTTGGGAGTCAGTTAAATTTGACGGTTCTACAGCCGCCTCTTTCTTAGTCGCCATTATGCGATCCTCCATGCAAAACCATTTGAGCTGCCCGTGAAACCAACAGTTGTGCCCCCCGTTGTAACCCCAGCACCACTTTGAACAATCGTCCCGACGTTGTTGTAGCTCACGACAAAGTAAGCCCATGTCCCACCCGCTGGGATAGCTGCCGCCCCGCTAAGTGCCACCCACTGTCCGACAACTGGCTTCATGAATGAGGTGAGGGTATGGACGTCTGTAATGCCGTAACCAGCAGCGGTTGCTGCTCTATCTGCCTTAAAAACAAGCTTGTAGTCGACATCAACGGCGCGATAGCTGTCGGTGATTCCATATCCCCCCAGCGTGTTCGCCTTGTCGGCCTTGCCATTCAGCTTGTAGTCAATATCGACGACGCGGTACGCATCCGTAATGCCATAGCCAGCCAACGTAGTAGCCTTGGCTGCTTTGCCGGCTAACAAATTCATTATCGTGGTGGCAAAGTTCGGGTCGTTTCCTAACGCCGCTGCTAGCTCATACACAGCGTTCAACGACTCCGGTGCCGAACCTACTAGCGCGGCGAATTCGGCAGCGACAAAAGCCGTGCTGGCAGCTTGGGGCGAGTTTGTTCCCCGCGCAGCAGTAGGCACCTCTGGAATGCCGGTGAACTTAGGGCTTGCCAGATTGGCCTTACCCCCTAACGCGAGGTTGACTGTGACCGCATAGTTATTGACTGCCCTCGTGACAAACTCCGTGTTTGCCAACTGTAGGTAGTTGCTATTGACCGCTGCTGTAGGTGCCGTGGGTACTCCAGTAAAGCCAGGGCTCTCCAAGTTTGCTTTTGACGCTGGATCAAAGTTCCCATCGTGCCACGTAGCTCGCCACACGTAGGAGCCATCCGGCAATACTCGCCGGAACCCAAAAATATCGTTACCTCCCCCAACGTGACCGACAATATCGAATGCGGTATTACCACTCGGATATTTCATCCGTAGAAATAACCCACCGCTAGAGGTCGGGGGCTTATCGGTAGTTCCACTTGCGTAAGTGCCAAGGGCGGTTTTTGGGATATCCAAAATAGCGCCAGCATGCCCCATTTGCGGCGTTGAACTTAAACCATCCTCAATGCCATTGCCTGCGAGTGTCGTGGGATTGCTGCCAGCCGTTACGCGCCCCAGCTCATCTACAGTGACTTGCTGGTAACTTCCTGCAGAGACCCCGGTTTTACCCATCGCCAACTTAAATAAAAGCGGTGTAACCCCTACTGTCGGGGCGGTCGTATTTGAAAGCTGCCATACCGAGCCGGCATTGACAGTGCCCGACTGTACCGGCACCAAATGGCCCGGGGCACACTCAGCATTTTCGTTAGCATCCTGGGCTCGCATCCAAGCACCAGCCGCCGCCGTATAGATCCAGTTCTGCGCGGCGTTGGCTTGATTTTTCACCAGCACGCGCCCGCCTGCAGGAACTGCCACGCCATCAACCGCCTGCAAACCGCTTAACGCGATAGGCCCGGTAGTCGCCACCAAGACCGATTTTTTAAAATCCGACGCCGCAATCGTCAAAACAGCCGTCAACAGCTGACTAACGTTAGCCTCGTTGGGAACCATGCCGGCGCCCTTGATTACGTTAAGCACCTCCTGGGTAATCGCGTCCCCCCACGCAGCAGGAATCAACGAGCCAACCTGGCCTGTTAGCGGGTTTTCATCAACAAAATGCCCATCCACCAAACCCACGTTTGGCACACTCTTTGGATAATCCATTGCTACTGCTCCCCATACTTAATAAATTCAACTGCGTGCGCGGGCGCGCTTCGTCGCAACACGCACTCCAGGGCGCCACTGGGGTTTCCCCCGAACACTTCGCCGAAGTACGCAGCACCAAAACGGCGGCCCAGGCGGTGCCGAGGGCCTGCGTCAAGCGTCCACATAAATTGCGCAGCCCAGGTGCCAAAGTGCGCCGAGCCAAAACGAGAGCGGCCAAAACGTGGCGCTCTGTGCTCAATCACACGGGCTTGCGGGTAGCCCTGGCTAACAGCTAACTCAACGAAATAGGCCGGTGACTGGCCGCCGGCCTCAACCAACCGCCGCCTAACAGCCAACTGCCGGTCTTCAAATTTTGGCGAATCACCAAGACAGGGGTCAGGCAAGCTCATAACCCGCTCCCAGTCCGGCACCAATTCGCGCACGGTGGCAGGGTCGCTCTCAGCCAGCAGATCCGCTGCGCGCAAGTCTTCACGGGCCAGCAGCTCAGACGCCACTTTCAGAAGCTCATCAAGCCCCGGATTGAATTCACGATCCCAGGCAGGACCCGGCGGCAATAACGCCCGCAACTGCGCGTGATAGTCGTCCGCCGTCCTTATCGCCACAGCACACCCCCATAGGTCAGCAACTGGTTGCGTGTGGCCGTAACATCGCCAGGCGGGCTTAACACCACATGATCGCGCTCACCTGCCGCGCCGCTAATCGCCTCACTAATATGAGTACGCAGCAGGCCGGCGCCCAGGTCTGATTCACGACTGTGCAAGTCAACCAATGCAGCCTCCACAGCCCGGCGCACAGCGCTGCTGTCAGGGGTGATTTTTAGTTCGTACTGAACAGGCTTTTCATCCGGCGCCAACACATACAACTCAGCCGTTACAGGCCGCTCTTGCTCTATGTAGGCCTGCACGACAGCACACGCCTCAGCGCTCGGGATCGGGTCTATGTCGTTATCCCGCATGAAGAAAAGCCCAACCGTACCGGGGCCCATCCAGTGCCGAACCGGCCAGGCCCGTGTTACACCAGGCACCTCAAGGGCCCACGTTTCGTAGTCGCTGGAGTTACCGCCATGCGGAATAATCCGATAGGAGCGGATAACGCGGGCACGCAGCGCCTCGATGCTTTCTTGATCAACGCCACCGGCCAAGCCTGGCGCCTCGACTGTCACCCGCTCATTGACCCCCAGGACCGGGGAGACAAACCGTAGCGAAGTGCCAGACGGGGTATTGCCCATAGGGCCCGCCTCCAAAGCCTCCAGCTTCACAGTGCCGCTCGCGCTAGAAAGCTTGACCGTTACCGTCACACGAAAGCTCACCCCGTCATCCCGCTGCAGCAACGTGCCAGCATCAATAAGCGCCGAGACAGAGCCCTTCACCGTTGCGGTTCCGGTGGCACTTTGCGCGGCCAGTCGGTCGCGCTTGAGCCTGGCGCGGGCCATTTTCCGCAAGGTTTCCTCATCGGCCGTGTCCGGCAAGATTTGCGCCGCGATGTACTCTTGATGGCCGTATCGGCCATAGGACGAACCACCCAGCACGCGGGCAAGCACCTCAGCATCAGAACGCAGCAACGCGCTCCCGCCGGCCAGGCTGGACTGCAAACGACTGATTTCTTCCGGTAGGCTTGGGGTTTTAAACGGCATTGATCACCAACCATAGATTTTCAAGTTCAACGTCGACGGTTTGACCGTCACGTAACGTCAGCCCCACCCGCATTTCCAAACGATCAACGCCGCGCGAAGTCGTTACGGTAACGGCCGTTACTCGGCCATCTTCGAGCATCCAGGCCAACGCCTCACGGGCGAAGGCTTCGGCGTCCCGCGCGGTATCAGCGGTCAACTTGCGCCGGCGCAACTGCCAGAGCCTTGACCCTATTTGGTCATCAGCCTGACTGGGGAAACTGTCCCCCCACCACCCGAACCGCTCCGCGTCATCGAGGACGTCATCCGCCCCCGCGCGCCGCCAAGTCAACAGACTGATTACAGCCGCGCGCTGCCAGGCGGCGTCGGTCAACTCCCCTTCAAACAACACCATGTCAGCCCCCTGTAACCGGTTTTTTGTCAGAGCCCTCATGCACATGCAGGGCCTGGCTGACTCCCATGGCAACTTGATCACCGTCCGAAACTATGCGGCCGGTGGTGCGTATTTCCGGCGTGTCAAACTCGACAGCGGTTTCAGCTTTGATACGAAAGGTCGCGGTCTCAATCGAGATTTCGCGGCCGCGCTTGAAGTGCAGAAAGTCGCCCTCATCAGTGTGCAAGGCCACCTCACCGCCCTTGAGACCCACCAGGCGAAAACGGCGATCAGCCACACACACAACAACACCATGCGAACGCCCATCCCCCAGGAATACCGCAATACCTTCGGCCCCCGGATGTGGGCAGGATGTGAAGCCATAGGGCTCAAAGTGCTCAATTCCGTCCTTTACTTCGTCAGCCTGCAGCCGCATCTGCAGCGCTTGCATCTTGCCGGCGGAATCGACCAGGGCGAGTTCGCCCCGGGCTACGCTGTTACGAGTCGGTTTCATGTGCCGGGCTTCCAGTCAGCGGGGATCAGATATTCAAAGTTGTCAGCCTTCCCGCCCTTCTTGAGCTTGCGGGTGCTGTGAGGGTCTTTCGGCTCTGGATCGAAGGCATCAGGCGGGGCAACTGTGATGTTTGCTACCGTTCCGGCATCATCAAGGACATATTCGATTTCACTGATCAGCATGTCTCGATCAATGCCCGCCAAACCGTCCACGACCCTGACAATCATGTTAGGCAGCCACAGGGCGCCGTTAGACTGCCTCCAGCCTTGAATCTTGTAGTTCAGCGTCAAGGCCTTACCCATTCGGCTCCCGCGCTCCCAATTGGCCCTAGCCGCCGCAAGGTCCGGGGTCATCTGGCCGCTTTCGTGAATCAGCAGCACCCGCTTGCGCGCGCTTCGCGGGTCAGTCGCCGACGCCTTAATTTCCGAAGCGCTGGCCCCGAAACTGTCATCGGTACCAGAGCGCTGGCCGGTAACGATGTATTCTGAAAAAACACCAGAAAAGTCAAAATCTGCCGAGCCGGTCAGGATGTTTTCACCCAGTTGCAGGCGGTCAACGGCGCGACCTGCACTACCTGGGCGAACTATCACCAGGCGCCCAGCTGCATCGTCAGTGGACAGCAGCCGGGATAGCGTCAACAAACGATCAATTGACTCAAAGACAGACTCACCAGGCTCAATGCTGTGGTCTGTCAGTTTGGTGGTTTCAGCCGCCTGACTCAGAGTCTTGATGCCGTACTGACTCGCAAGGGCTTGGACAATCTGCTGGATGCTTTGCCCTTTCCACTGACCAGGCTTGTTAACCGCTGAACAGTCCACCAGATCAGCCGTCAAAGAGCGCCCTTGAATAGAGCGGTTAACCGACTTGCTGTCATAGCTAACCGGCGTGCCGAAAATCCAGCCGGTCAGAACCAGGTCACTACCTAGCCGAACCTCGCAAAAGTCGCCCTGCCTGATAGGGATTTCATCGACCAGGCCGGGCCAATGCCACGTAACGTCGAGCTTAAAGTCACGGCTCTGGCGCTCTATTCCTGCACTAATGCTGACTTTCTTCCAGCCACGGTAATCCATGCCGTTCACGCTAAGCGTGACGGCGTTTTGATCAGGCATTTGGGTTACTCCTGGGCGACGTACAGCGGTCCAGCTGGCAGAAAGCCAGGATGTGAAACCCTGTTACGCGTAACAATTTCGGCCGCACGCGTGGCATCACCAAAACATTGGTAAGCCAGCACCAGGGCCGGCAAGCTTTCCTTGGTGTCGATCGCTACCAGGCGAACGCCTGCAGCAGCCACCTCAGACAAATGCGCCTTCACGCGCTTGCGCACCGCCTCCAGCGCTTCAAAGTGGTCGTGAGGCGACACCAGTGCAATCGACCACAGCACGTCACTGACAGCCTCACGCAGCGCAATAACATCCGAAGTAACAGGCACATCAGGCCTCGTTACCGGCGCACCTACCTGCTGCGAAACAACTGGAACGCCAGGCAACACGGCCGGCGCCGATACCACTGGCATCGACACCGCGACCCGAACAACCTGCACAACCAGCGCATCCCGCATCAATTCACGCGCAGCCTTGACTACGGCCGCAGTCTCTTGCCCGCCTGCAGCCGTAGGGGCTTCGCTGTCGCGCTTGATTTCGGCAATCAGCGATTTGACCAGTTCTATTTTTCTGGTCATATCCCGAGAGGCCGCGACAAAGCTGGTAAACACTGGCTCCGTTCCGTCCAGCGCCGCTACAGTGCGCGCAAACTCTGGATCAGCCTCAACCACGGAACCGCTGGAGCCGCTGGAACCGCCGCCTCCAGTCGACCCTGACGGAACCCCTGACGGCACCCCAGGCGCCCCCCCTGACGGCGCCCAGCGATACCCGGACGACCGAGAGCGGCCGCCAACACTGGCAAACTGCGCGCGAATCATTGCAGCGAAATTGCCAGGGGAATTAATCAGCATATCGGCCAGCGCCTCAACCGAACTGACCAACCCCAGCACCTGGGCCAGCTCTTGCTGAATAGCCATCTGAATGCCGGCGATACCGTTTTGCAGGACCGTTACCGCCATGCGAGCCCGATTCACCAGGGCCATTGCTGCCTTGTAGCGTGCAATTGCTGACTCAAGAAAGCCTTCCGAGTCTTCCTCAGCCTGGCTAGATTCGCTTTTAACCCCCTTCGGGTAACCCTTCTCGCCAGCCTCAATAAAGACCAGCTCAAAGCGCACCATGCCGCCCTCACGGCGCTCATGCGACACCTCGCAACCATCACCCGCCGTAACAGTCATGCGACCAAACCAGGGGTGAACCAGCTCGCCAGAGCCGGGCTTGTCCAAAGCGTTCAGCAGGTTATCCCGCTGGAACAAGCAGTCGTCACCGATTACAAACCCGGTTAATTTGACCTCCCGGGTTTTGGCCCCCATGTCCTCCACCAGCGGCTTATCCCGCTGGGGGTATTCATGTAACTGCGTACGCCGACCGACCGGCGTTGAATCACCATCAACAAAAAACGGCACCCCACGAAAGGAGGCCGTTTGCCGTTTATCCCGCCACGTTTCCGTCACGATGCCCTCCCCAGTGAGCGATAACCCACCTGCGGGCTGACCGTCAGCCCCGGTTGGTTGGTTTGCGCAGGATCAGCCCGCATGCCTGCAGGTGCGTTTTCAAAGCGCACAATCATCGACCCTTTCAGGTCTGTACCTTGCGTGGCGGCCGTCTGCTGAACCAGCGACCCACGGCGCTCAGGCAAGCTACCCGCCGTCGCCTCAGGACGAACCAAAGGACTCACCGGACGGGTGCCCGCCGACACCTTGAGCAAAGCGGCTTGCGCCTCCGGGCTCACGGTCAGGAACGAAGGTGTTGGGCTTTCGGCCTCTGGCAGCAAGGCGTTAGCCGGTGGCCTTGGCACGGGCAAAAATGGCTTCACCCCCTCCGGCTGCATCTGCAGTACAGCCTTCACACTTTGCGACTGTTCCGGCAGTACAGCCTTCACGCTTGGCGGCGGGCCCGGCAGTACAGCCTTCACACTTGGCGGCTGAGCCGGCAGCTTCGGCAGCGACTTCGACGCTTCAAGCGCTTGACTGGTCTCAGCCGGAAGCGATGGAGGCCGCACCAACTGCAGGGCCGGCGCACGAGCCAAAGCGCCCGCACCGTCATTGGCTGGAGACCGTAACAAGCTGGCTACCTGGGTAGCTTGCGGCAACAGCTCCGGCATAGGCGCAATCGGCTTAACCAACTGCCCGGGCGCCGGCTGGCCTTCCTCGTTACGTGCCTTTTGGGCATCAGCCCAGCCCTTGACCTTGCTGGACGCGGCTTTAATGACGCCCTCGCCATCCGAGGTAAACCCAAGAAAACTCATCATCGGTTCAATGAAGGGCTTCAAGTCGGCCCACAAGCCTTTGAAAAACGCCGTGATTGGCTCCCAGTGCTTAATAACCAGGCCCAAAGGAGACCAATCAAATGCCGTCTTCATAAAATCAAAGAACGGCACTGACAGCGCTTGTACAAGCTCCCATATGGAACCAAACAACTCCGTGAGCGGGCCCCAGTTCTCTTGAATCAGCGGGATAGGCGTCCACTGAAACGCGCCTTTAAGCCAGCTCCAGACCGCCATAGCGGGCACCCGGATACGGCTCCAAACCTTCTCAAAGAAAGGCGCAACCAAAGACCAGTTCGCAATCAGAATGCCTGCAGTAATGGCAATCGCCCGAACGACCAGACCAATAGGGCTCATCGTAGATACTGCGTTCATCAACGTAAGTGCGGCAGTAGCCCCAGCAGTAGCCAGGCGCAGCACAGTGAACCCTACAGCGGCACCAATTAGGCCTTTGATCAGCACCGGGTTAGCGCCGGCAAATGCGCTAACCTCGCTCACTAGAGGGCCCACAAGTGCCAAGAAGTCATTCAAAGGCGGCAACAGCACAGACCCGACCGTAATCCCCAGTCGGGTTACACGGTTCTGCATAAGCTGCAGGGCGTTTTGCGTGGTCGCCGCTCGCGCGGTGTACTCGGCCTGCATAGAGCCGGCAAACTTCCCGGCCTTGCCAACTCCCTGGAAATTCGTTTGCAGCGTGTCAAGACTAGTCAGCAACGGCGCAATAGCCCCTACCGATTCCTTGCCAAACAAGTTTGTAAGCACAGCGGCTTGCTTGCTTTTTTCTACCTTTGCCAAGGTCTTTAAAACGCGGTTTATCGTCCCCTCACTGTCGGTTTGCATGCCCTTTGAAATTTCGTTGGCATCCAAACGCAGCGCCTTGAACGCCTCCTTTTGCGCCTTGGTCGCGGCGGTACCGGCCGCAAGTGTCAGCATAAAGTTTTTGATGCCGGTCGCGGCCACGTCCTGGCTGATACCCACGCCTGCCAGAGCCGAACCCATTGCCGCCAGCTGGCCCGCGTTAACCCCGGCCACTTCGCCCAGGGGGCCGATAGCAGTCACAATCGCAGAGATTTGCGCAGTGCTGGCCGCCCCCGTGTTGCCCAAGTAGTTGATCTTGTCCGCAAGAGCAACCACCTCTTCTTGGTTCATGTGGAACGCTGTGCGCCACTTCGCCATCATTTCGCCCGACTGCGCGGCGGTTTGATCAAAGGCGACGCCCATTTTTACCGCGTCTTCGGCAAACTTATTCAGCTCTTCCCGAGCAATGCCCGACTGACCACCGGCCGCGACGATTTGAGCAATACCCTCGGCCGCCATCGGCAAACGTTCGGACAAGTCCAAAACGTCATCACCCATAGCCTTGAACTGTTCCGGCGTGTCGAAGTTAACAACCTTCTTCACGTCGGCCATGGCACTTTCAAACTTAATGGCAGCCTGGGCACCCATAACAAAGGGGGCCGCAATGGCCCCCCCTTGTAACGCATCCATGAACGTGATTTTGCCAAGGCCCGAACTATTCAATTGCTTGCGCAAATTGGCCGCGTTCTTACGGACCCCACTCAATACCGGCGACAACTTGTCGACGCCGGTAATGAGCGCTTTAAGCTGGAACTTATCCGCCATGCTCGCCCCCTACTAACGCCTGTATGCGATGGGCGTTTTCTTCACTCTCGAAAAGAACGTCTAAGCGCCATTCCTTGACCTGTTCCGGGTTAGATTTCCAGTACCAGGCCAAGTCATAAGCCAGCTCTATCAGCTCTCCGATTGAGGCGAAGCGGCAGCCATGAAAAAACCCGCGATCATCCAGGCCAAAGCGTTGAGGTCCGACAGGTCCAGCTGGTTAACCGAGCTGGGCGGAATAGCGGCGCACACGGCGATATATTTGGTAGCGACATCGAGGTCGAGTGTTACGGCTTCGTCCTTGTCGATTTTGTAAGGCAGCGCTTTGATGTTGCGGCAGTCCTGCACCGTTGGACGGCGAATTTCCAACGTCGACAAACTTTCGCCGTGCGCCTGAATTGGGCTGCTCAGTGTGTGAGTAGTGGTGCTCATTATTGCCAGTCTCCTGAAATACCTTCGAAGTTGAGCGAAACCTTTGCGTCGTCGCCGGTAACGTTCACGTCATCAACCAGATACGCGCCCGACAGCACGTAGCTGCTGCCGTCCTTGAACTCAGCCGTCACCGTCATATTGGTACCGTTCCCCAGCTTGTTCATTGGAAAACCAGGGGTTTTAACCGCATCGACCTTGAGGAATGGCGTGCGGTCCTCTTCCTTGAAATAACCCTTAACGATGGTTTCCCGCTTAACCTTGGTAAGCGGCGCCTCCACACCACCGCTGATAACCAACTGCTCGCCATCGACTTTGATGTAGCAGGTGCCTGCGACTTTCTGACCCATGAATGGGGCTCCCACAAAAAAGCCCGCACGGGGCGGGCTGGGGTGAATAGGTAAGGGTTACGCCGCGTCTGGGTACTGCAGGCGGAATTGGTACAACAGCGCGAACACTCGCAACTGATTAACCAGGTCCGGCGGAAACAGCACATTGAGGCGGTTCGGATTATTGGGGTCTCGCTCGACTACCAAATGCTCCTTAAACAACTCCATGTTTTCAACTTGGCCGGCGCGCTCCAGCTCGCCATAGGCCGCCACCAGTTCACCGCGGATAACAATCGGCGTGACGATGGCCTGACCGGGGCCGAAGCTCGTACCGTCATTTGCCAACTTGCTACGGCCGTACTTGCTGGTGATTCGCCCTTGAAGGTTACGAATAACATGGGCCGACTGGTGCAGCGGCTCGCTGTCGAGATACGAATCGTCAACCTGGCCGAATGCGTTGCGCTGATAGGTCGTAATGCCTCGCTGAATGCGATACGCGCCGCCTTCGTAGTAGGCCGTCGCAATGCCATTGCTCAGCAGAGATTGCCGCTCTGTTAGCATAAAGCGATCACTTGCGCCCGCCGGGTCAATGCCTGGCAGCGTGCCGGTTTGCGTGGGTCGCCCTGGGTCCGCACTGATAAACACCGCAGAACGGGCCGCATATTGCGCCGCGACTTCCCAGGAAGGCTGGGGAATGCCACGTTCAAACCCGTGCAGGGTCATATGCGGGTCATTGCGCAAACGACCAGCGGCCACCAGCTCACCCACCGTGCCGCGCTTGGCGGTGTAAACATGACCGTACAGCTGTTTCGCCCAGGACCAGCGACCAACCGAATCATCCATGGTGTTTTTCCAGGCGTCCAGGGTCTCTGGATCGCTCCAGGGCTGACAAATGAACTCAAAAGGCTCATCGCCCAGGGCTGCCAGCGCTACGGCCATATCAGGGCTACCAACGCCCCCTGTCATCTGGCCCGCAACCAAGGTCAGACCGGCAGGCGCTTCCTCGCCATTGGTACGACCAAGGCGGTTGAACTCCAGCCGAATATCATTACCCAGGACGCCTTTAAATTTTGCGGTCAGCGTGACAACACCTGCAGTCGCCGCCGCCGTCACCGGCAGGCCATCGGCAGCGTTAACGCTGGACACTACGGCAGCGGCCACAGCTTCGACCGACATGGCGGCCGTTACGGTGGTGCGAACCCGCTTACCCGCCACATACAGATTTACCAGACCAGGTGCCGAAGGGGTGCCCGTTACCGTAACGGTACCTTTGGCGGCTGTGCCCTCGGCCACTGTCAGAGGCAAGCACCAGACCTCGCCCGCAATGTCGACCGTGCGGTGTTGCGCGTACATAGCGGCCAGGACCGAACCAGCACCACCAATAGCCACCGCCTCGGCGGGCCGGGATACCAGCACCAGGCGGCCAACCTCGGGACTGTCTACCCCGTCATTGACCTGACCAACGATCAGGCGGCGCAGCGCGGCGCCGCCGTTGCTGTTAGCCATCGAGTTATCAACCTCGGCGTAGAACAGCGGCACACGCAGATCAGAAGGAATATTGCTAAAACTTACGCTCATGCCTTGGCTCCTTTCACTTGCTTAGGTTCAACAACAATGGCGGGGGCTGGCTCTGGAACAACGTCTTTCACGATCACCGCATCACCATCGTTAAGGCGACGTTGCCACCAGGCATTAAGCGTCACCGGCTCGCCAGCAACAGGCAGCAGCGCGCCGCCCTTTTCCGGCATGGGGCAAGCACGCCCCGGGGCCGGCTTTAGGAAAATCTGTTTCATTGGGAAAAGTCCTTACGGGTGTGAAACTCAATGCGACCATCAGGCCCGGTCGGGGAAACGCCCTTGTCGACCAAGGGGTCGATAAAGTCGAAGTTCATGTTGACGCCCTCCAGATTAGGAAGGCCGTTAAGTGACCATTCTTGCCAGGTTTCCGGGCGTCCCTTTCCCGCTTGAAGCAAGCGGCCAAGTTGGAACTCAGCGACAAATCGGTAACGAAAAACCACCCGGTCCCGATCCATCACCAGTAACGCGCCGCTTTCGTACTCCAGCCACCCGGAATCATCACCAGGGGAAAATCCCACCAGGGCGCGAAACAGGTTCGCCCGGACAACGTGCAGCTGATCCGCCGCGAGCTGCCCGCGCTCATCCGTGTTTTTGAGCACCACGCACACGTCAATTCCGTCACGCACGGTCTGCGTGATTACGTTTTGATTTTCCGGCGGGTCCGCTTCGTCAATGGTGGGAATCACAAACGCGGCCGGCACGTCGACCAGGGCGCTGGCCTTGGTCGGGTCCCAATCCAAAGCCCCCGCAACCGCCTTGAAGCCAGTGCAATAGGTGCGCAAATGCGCAACGATTGGGCTAATAAGCATCGCTGTTACTCGTTCAAATGTGAGGTATGCGCTTACAACGTCAGCTCAAAGCGTCCGCAAAAGCAGCTTGGAGAATGCGCTGAACCCCTGACTGTGAATCCTGCAGGGCATCGCTCATGTAGTTGTCACGCGGTTTAATCCGCCAGGCGCTTTGCCGGCGGGATTCCTCCAGCGCTTGCCGCTGACCACGGGCGCGGCGGCCACTCTTGCCATGCCCCTGCCCAGGCGCTACAGCCCCAATCCTGGCGCCCTTGCGCACCCCGTAATGCAGATACGCCGGGTAAAAGGCCTTCATGTCGCTGGTCATCCTGGGCGCAATGCGTACCAAGAACCCCGAACGCGAAACCTTGTAATTGATTGACTGCAGCGTGGCTCCCGTTCGATTGACCGGATAGCCAGCCTGCCCCTTCCCTAGCGCCAAATTCATCTGCGCATGCTGGGTAACGAGCTTGCCCGCCTTTCGCATACCGCCGCGAACCTTGGTTTTGTTGAAGGCGTCACGCTCATAGCTGTCAAAGCCCTCAACATGCACATAGCCATCAACTGAAACCGAATTGGCCATCGCCTTCCCCCGCTGCCTGGGCGTCCTTGCGCTGCAGTTCCTCAACTTCTACCACTGACCAGATTTTACGGCCGCGCATGCTGGTCGGGCGCTTCACACGAAACACCCGGCCAGCCTCAACAAGCTCATGCCCACCGTCCAAGTTGGGCAAGAATCGGAAATAAATCCGGTGCGTAATGGTGTTCCCGGTTTGCACAGTGCCTTGATAGGTTGCGGTGCCCAAAGGCTCGATCTTGGCCCAGCGCTTCGCCACATGGGAAAACTCAGCCTCAAGCCCAGGACCGTCACGCTGCGCCTTATCAACGCGTCGCCGAACTACCAGGCGGTGCGTCAATTCGCCGGTTTCTGGCTCTTTCATATGGATATCCACCGATAAGGACCAACCAGCGCATCAAACGCCAGAGGCAACGCTTTAGCACCAACGGCGCCCGATTCCGTGACAGGCTCGCGGTTTCGGTACCAGTGCGCGACCAGCATCAATGCTGCCAAACGCACATCATCCGTTACGGGTAACGCATTTTCTGGAGCGTTAGCGGGCAACAGGCTGCGCAAGTAGTCCTCATCCGCGCCGGCATCTGGCGGCGCATCCTCTGGCAAAACCACCTGAATAAGCTTGCGCCCGGTCGAAGTTTCAACCATGCGCCAAGCGGCGCGCCCGTAAAGCATGAGCGCCGTGTCTTCTTCGGTTTCGTCCAGCTCCAGGCGGCAATGTGCTTTGATTTGCTCAATCGTCAGCATAAACACACAGGGGCCGCTTGCACGGCCCCGCTCCAGGCTTAACCGGCGGCGGCCGTGCCCTTGCCCTGTAGTGCTTTGATGGCTGCAGTATCCTGCAGGACGATACCGAAGCGCAGGAAGGCCAAGAAGCCGACCTGGCCGTATTCGGCATAACGCTCGACCAGACGTTTCAGGGTCAGGCTGCGCACGGCACGCAAAATCAGCTCGTTGAAGTCGCCGGCAAACATAAACTTTTTGCCCGCCGCAATATCGGCAATTGCTTGGTCGATAACGTATTGCTGTTTCAGGATGGTCGCCGGGCGGTCGCTGTCGATCCCTGGCAGCCACAGCGGGCGGTTATTGCCGTCAACCATTTCTTCCATGGCCTGACAAGTCTTGTCGTTGAAGGCCAGACGGAACTTAGGGGCCGCACGATAGGCAGGATCAACCGAGTGGATCAGGCCGTTGACTTCCTGCCAGGTGAATTTGGTTGCACTGGCCGTCACGCTACCCACGCTCACAGCTGCTTCCAGACCTTTAGGCTGGGCAGGCGCACTATCCGTCTCCGCTGCCCCAGTGCCTTGCACGATCAGGCGGTTACGGGTGCGACCACAGCGCTTGCTGATACGGCCGGCCAGGAAGGCTTCCATGTCGATACCGGAATCCTGCAGCAGTTGTTCAGAGACGCGGATGATTTTCGAACTAATGGTGTGAGAGCCCAGGGTACCCATACCAAACTCAACATCCTTTTCGCCGGTCTGCTTGTTCTCGCCGATCAACTCGCCCTCTTCTTCAGCGCCGTTGCTCACCGCCCAGGCAATAGGTGCGCCGTTGTCGGTGGGGAGCAAATGACACACGGACGCGATACCGCCGTAGGTGTTCAACGCTTCAATTACCCGCGCCTGCAGCGTGGTCGGAACAGTAAAGCCGCCCGCTTCATTTGGGTTAGTGCCCTGAGCGCGCATGGCAAATACTGCAGAACGTTGCTCAGCGGTCAGCTGCTCAGTGCCACGGCGCAAGAACGCATCGAAGGCGCTGCGCTGCTCGGCCTCCTGACCCGTCAGCTCTTGCTGAGGCTGCTGGCCGTGGTTGCCGTTACGGGCGCGCTCTTCGACAAAGGACTGATCATTTTCGCGCAACTCTTCCTCGCGCTCGATCTTATCCTTCAAGGCTTTGAGGTCGACTTTCATCGCTTCCCATTTGGCACGAACTTCGCCGTTCCACGCCTCATCCCCTGTACTTTCGTGCAGGTTGCGCATTTCGGCGGACTTTTGGGCGTACAGCTCTTTCAGTTGTTGCAGTGTCATAAATCCCCCAAGGGCTTAAAGGTCGTTCAAATCAAGCAGGCGCTCTCGGGCGTCACGCTCAAACTGAGCGCGACCCTCAAGGCCTTCGTTTTTCGCCTGTTTCCAGGCGTCCAGGGAGCGCTGTGCAGCGCTTGAATCGGGATAGGCCGGGAATGACACCGGACCCACGTCGCGCAGCTCGGCGATCTTGTAGATCGTCCGCACTACCACGCCGTCTTCTTCGTGCCAGGTGTCGCCGCCTGGGGCTACACGCATGGCGAAGCTGCTACCGCTCATGTCGCCGCGCTTAAGCGGCTCGACAACGAGGTCACGAATGGTTTGCGTGTTCGGTGTATCAATCTCATAGGCCAGGCCACGCTGGTCTACCGAGAGGCGCAACGTGCCGCTGACCGTGCGCCCCAACAGATAGTTGGGGTCATGGTTGAACAGCCCCCGCACGTCCTGGGTCAGCACATCATCGAATGCCCCTGGGGCGATCAGCTCGACAAAGAAGCCCCCCAGCAAATCGCTACGCTGGTTGAAAACCGCGCCGTAGCCGGCAATGCGCGGCGACGCATTTTGCTCGCCGCCCTCTTCCACCGGGACAGCACGAAGCTCGCAGTGCTGCGCGGGCAGCATGCGTTTTTCAAAATCACTCATGGGTTATTCCTTTGGCGTTACGGGTAACGGCAGGCCGTCTGCGCCCAACAACTGCGTATTGACGTTCAGCAACATCGAGTCGAGTCCGGCAAGCGGGTTAAGGTCTTCCAGCACGCGCACTTCATTGCGGGCCATCCAGCCGTCTTGGATGGCAATGCGGTAGAACTCGGCGCGCTCTTTTGGCGTGCCGCGCAGCAGGCCTGCAAGGTTGAACTTGACGTAGTAGCCGGCCAGCCTCTCAGCCCGGGTGAACACTCGGCGGTTTAGCTCTTCCTCCCAGTTCTTGACCCACGGCATAACCGAATGCCGCACAAATTGGATGGCCTGTTCGCTGATATTGGAAAACGTCGCTTTCTCAAGATCATTGATCATGTGAGAAGGCACGTTAAACATGCTGGCAATCTCGCTTCGGGTCAGCTTGCGCGTCTCCAGAAACTGAGCATCCTCGGGCGCAATGGTCAGGGCCTTGTAGTCCAAATCCGCCGGCAGTAGCAGGGTCTTGTTATCGGACTGCTTGAGCCTGACTACAGCGCTGTTCCAGGCCTTTTTAAGCCGCTCCCATGCATCATTGGAAAGCTTGCCGTCTTTGAGCGAAACAAGTCCCGTAGGCCTCCCGCCGCCCTCAAAAAACTCTTTGCCGTAACGCACCGCCGCCAAACCAAGCCCAATGGTTTCAGCGTTCTGTCGAATGGGGCTTGTGCCCATTCGGCGGCCCGAACCGATGGCCCGCAGGTGAACCATGTCCTCGGGCGAAACAGCCAGCGGGTAGCCGTCCTCATCCTGGGTCGAATAGATCCAGCGCTGGCCGTTTTTGACCAGGTCAGTCACTTGCGGCTCGCACATTTCCAGCGTCTGCAGCTCCCCCTTACGGCTTCGCACAATCCGCGTAAATCCATTGCCCCAACCCAACGTGTGGGCCTGCTTGGTCTCACGCCAACGGTACGAGGTCTGCCACTGGTTCGGCTCGTCGTGCAGTAAGTAGTGCGCCGGATGGTCCGTCGCCGGCACGATACGGCCGTCTACCTTGCGCAGCACACTTAGCGGTAGTTGCGCCATGGTGCTCGAAAGCACATAGATACAGGCATACACCGCCGTAAGCTTCTGCGCAGTGGCGGGGCTTACCGCAATACCGTTACCCCCACCCAGTAACTCCCCGAGCGCTTCACTGCTCAACGATGTAGCGGGGCTCTCCAAACTGCTGCGCTGCTCGTACAGCGCGCCCAGGATCATCGCTGAACCAACTTGATGGCGGCGCCAAGCAGCAGCGCACCACCGACGATCATTGCTACGCCGGGACCGAACTCGACGTGCAGGCCGGCAACAAACAGGCAAAAGCCTGCCGTCCCGACTAGTTCAGGAAGCATCTTTTTCATAGGTCTATCCGACTAAGAGGTCATCGTCCTCAAGGGTGTCAAGCACTGAACGCGCCGCACCATCCGCCAATAGGGCTCGGCTCATCGCCATCAAAATGGCAACCATGCCGTCTATCTTTTTAGGGCTGCTTTCCTTGGTCGGGGTAATGCAGCCTTTGTACTCATGGGCGACCACGTTACTAGCCATCCAGGCCAGGACAGGATCACCGTTGTGGCGAACTCGACCGGAAACCAGGGCGGCTTCCAGCTCGCGCATGGCAAGGTTCATGGTTTGGATACCGCCGCCGACCTCAACGACCTCGGCACCGTCTCTCATCAGTTGATGAGCGAGCTGGGTAGCGCGCCACTTGTCGTAAGCTATTTCCTCGACTTGATGCGCTCCAGCAATGTCCTTGGTGTCCTCGCGTATCACGTCAAAATCCAGCTCTTCGCCATCGGTCGTAATCAGGTGCCCCTCAATTACCCAGCGTTCGTAGGCCTCCTGATTTGGTCCATCGCCTTGCACCGCGCCTTCGGGCAGATAGTGACGGTTGAAGAATGTCCACAGGTCGCGGCCGGTTTCGTCCTTTTCGCGGAACACCACGGCAATATCGGCAATGTCGCACTTGCTGGCTAAGTCGATACCCGCGTAGCAAGAGCGACCTTTAAAGTCGTCCAGGCTCAAGCCTGGAACGGCCGCACGGTCCCAATCCAACTGGTTAAGCCAAGCCATTTTCGCGTTCACCCATAGATTGCAATGTTTCGTTTTAAATCCGTTCTGCCGTGACGGGTAACGGATAGCGTCGGCCAAGTCGCGCTGTAGGTTGTCGGGAAAGATCGAAACCCCGTAATTTGGATTCGCCTTTTTCAGAGCCTGCAGGTCTCGCCAGTCGTCTTGCTCATCAAGGGTGTAGATCAGGCCGAAAATCTCATCATTGGCGACGGTCTGATCTAGCATCGCGCACACCTGCTTGCGCTTCTCATAGCAAGGCCCGGCGATATTGGAGCCGGCCGTTGTGATGGTGAAAATCAACGGCTGCTCACGGGCACCCATGCCGGTCAACATCGTCTCGTAAAGGTCGTCGCTTTCGTGTTCGTGGTACTCGTCGACCAGAGAACAGCTCGGCGATGAACCGTCGCCAGGGTCGCCAATGATTGGCTCAAGACGACTTCCGTCATCGGGGATAGACAGGCTGCGCGCATTGATTTCAACGCCTGCAGCTTCGATCAGATCAGGCGTTTTCAGCATCATCAGGCGAGCCGGGCGGAACACCTCCCAAGCTTGTTTCTCAGTGGTCGCACCGCAATACACCTCGGCGCCGAACTCGCCATCCGCGCACAGCATGTACAGCGCGACACCGGCCGCAATGACGCTCTTTCCGTTCTTGCGGGGTATCTCGCAATACACCTCACGGAAACGACGAAGGCCCGTTTTCTTGCTGACCCAGCCGAAAACACAGCAAAAAATGAACTTCTGCCAGGGCTCCAGCTTTAGCCGGCGGCGCTCCCTAGCCCACTTGCCTTTAGTGTGTGGTAGCAGCTCGACAAAGGCGCAGACCCTTTCAGCCTCAGCCTTGTCAAACTTCCACTTAAATCCCTTGCTCTTGCTGGCCGCAAGGTCATCTAAGTGACGCTGGCAACATAGCCGCACCCACTTGCACGCCTGGACCTTGCCGGCCACCACGTCGCGGGCGTACTTGTTCGCCGCATTAACGCTGTAGTTGGCCATTGATCAGTTCCCGCGCTTGCCTCCGAGCAACGCGGAAAAGGCATTTGATTTCTTGGACTTGGGCACCACCAGGCGCGACCGGCTCGCAGGGTCCAAACCCAGGGCGGCTCCGTAACTGGTCATTTGCCGCATAGCCTCATTAGCCACGGTGCAAGCGGGGTTCTTCACGCGCCCCATAGCGGTGGTGATGGTGATGCCGTTACGCATAACGTCCGCCTCAGCCTCACGCCACCGGCTGTACGCCAGACAGAAACCTTCCAAGACATGCAAGTCGGTCAGGTTTAACACCTTGGCGTCGATCAGCTCGGGGGCGATCTTGTCCCACATGACGCAGGCGTGTTCGCTCATCCAGTCAGGCGCAGACGGCGCAATCAGTAACGTTGAGTAATCCGGCTCGGCGTCATTGAGCTTTCGTTTTCCTGGGTTGCCGGCACTACGCTTTTGCACGGTCGGCTTGGGTTTGCGGCCGCCACCTGGCGCACGAGTTGCCATGAAAATCCCCGTTTATGCTGCCGAGCTGCCCGGCACACCTGGGCAACCCTGATTTTTTTATTTCGCGGTCGCGTAAGAAAGGCTGGGCGATCGGTGGAGAAGGCGAAAAGGTGCAGAGATTTGCACCCGCCCCCCTCCACGGTCATTTTTTTGACGATTTTCGCCACTTTTTCGCCTCACGTTCGCCGACGCGCTGCCTGGGCCTCGCGTTGCGTTTTTTCCTTGTGGCAGTCCTCATTTATGGCCGCCAAATTGTCAAAATCATCAGTTCCGCCAAGGTGTTTTGGCGTTATGTGGTCAACTTCTGACGCAGGAAGGCGACAACCCTTGCAGTTTTCGCACTGGCACAGGTATCGGTCACGCTTAAGAACAGCCACCGCCTTCTTGCGCCATTCCCAGCCATAACCCCGCTGCTCTGCAGTGCCACGGGCGGGGCTATTCCAGCCGCTTGCAAGATGCTCATGCACCTCACAGAAGCCGTGTTTACTTTGTGTCTTGCCCGGGCACATTGGAGCCCTGCAAGGTCTCTTTGCCTTTGGTGGCATGGGTAGCAGCCTCCTGCTTTGCGATGCAATCCAGAACCTGGGCGGCGCACTTGGCTAGTTCGCCTTCGACCTCATCCAGGGCGAGATAGGCAGACTCAGTGACTACCAGCGGCGGCCGTCCCGGAAGTCGGCACGGCGTCAAGCTGCACACCTGAGGCAGCGGCGGCGCCGCGCCAACTGGCGGGGTCGGTGGTTTCTGGCCGGGCGTAGCGCAGCCCGAGAGCAACAGGAACAAGGCCATCCAAGTAATCAGCGACTGCTTTGTCATTGCGTTTCATCTCAGCGAAGTTGCGATTGATCAGGGCTGATTGCCCGTCGAGAGCTGAATTGAGCTGCTGGGTTAAACGACTGATATCGGTTAACTGCCGCTGCAGCTCAGTTCGATTTTCAAGGTCGGCCTGCAGGTAGGCATAGTCATCTGCCAGCTCATCCCAGCGGGATTTAATGGCCTGGGTGGACTCAATCGCTGCATCGCGCGTAAGGCGAGAATGATCCGCAGACCAAAGCGACAACACGACAACAAGGCCGCCAACGGCAGCCCAGGGACTAAACGACATGGATAACCTCCAGCACTTGGCCGGGCTTAAAGAACGTGGCGAGCCACTCAATGATTTCCGCAGGGTCTTCACCGTCCATATCAAGGGCGGTGGCTGTACGGCCATCAGCGAAGCGGATTAGGTACCGCTGGATAATGATCAAGGCGCGACAAGGCAAAGCTCTCGCCTTACCTGCTGTCGGGTTACTACGCCGCCGCAGTTGGACTCAGCCAGCCGGCAGTCCTTGCCGCCGGTATAGACCCACCTCAAGAACTCATCCGGTGCGCCGTAACGGTCGCCGGCATTGAAACGAGCCAGCAGGGTCGACCGCCGATACTTCGTCTCACCCATCTGAAAAGCAAAGTCCACATTGGCAACACGACAGAGCCAGCCAACATCGGTTTTCAAATGCTTGTCGACGGCCGTTATGGATATCTGCAGGTCCTCGCGAAGCCAGGCCACGCACTGGGCGCGTGTAGCAACGTCGCCAGGCCGGACGCCGGCAGTGTGGCCGTAACAGATCGTCCAGACTCCAGCACCGTCCTGATACGCCTTTAAGCTAATGCCCTCGAAGAACATCACCAGGGCCAGCAGGACCGGCATAAAGCCGGCCGCCAGTGGCAAAACTAACCCGCGCGGTAGCTTCATCAGGCGGCCTCTTGCTTCTTGTTGAGCCATTTGGTCTTGACGTGCCAAGCAAGCATTGAAAGGGCATAAAGCAGCATTACCCACTGCGTCAGGCTGGTTACAGGCGCGCCAAACAGGGTTGCGCCTGCATAAGTGGCAGGGGGCACCATCAAGGCCTTTTCAACCGTTTCCGCTTTGGCTCGCCGGCACCCGGCAACGATCACAACCAGCAGGGCTGCCATTGCGAGCTTTGCCCGTTTGATTCTGTTCATTTGCGGGCTCCAGACAGCAAAAAGCCCCGGCAGGTGGCCTGCCAGGGCTTCGTAAGTAATTGATTGTTAGGGCCGTGAACGCAAACACGCCACGATAGGTGGAAAGGTACGGAACTGGGCCAACCAAGTCGAGCCAGCCGGCGTCCAACCGAAACAACCCCTAGCGTTACCTGTCACGCGTCTACAGTTGGAATGCGCAGCTTCCAAGCTGCAGGGGTGTGCAAGCAAGCAAGCTCACCCTTGAAGGCGCCACCACAACCACCTGGCAGCGTCTTCCCGCACTGGCCGCACGGATACCGCTGCGCGTCCGCTATTTGGCCCTTGAGCCTGGCCGCGTCCTCGCGCACCAGGGCGGCAATGTATTCCTCTACATCGTATGGGCCATCCACCCCACCGCGAATTGTTCGGGACTCATCGAGCAAGGCCAGAAGGCCCGGCCCAAGCTTGGCAGTCACTTCCTTTACGCCTTGCTCTTTAAGGCGCTCCCGGCGGCGCTGCTGCCGCTTGGTGCCCGCCTTCTTTTCTTTGGCGTTACCCGTCACGGCTAATACTCCTGCGCTTCTGCCAGGCGTTCCCGGCGCTGCTGCTCGTACCCTTCGATATCCAAGCTATCGGCCTCGCGCTCCCAGGTTTCGCAGTCGTCGCAGACCCACCCTTCTGACCTCTTGATCATGCTGCATTCATCATCGCCGCACCTGCAGCATTTGATTCTCGGCTGGCTCATTTGCTAAGCCTCCCGGTGATTCGCTCGCGCCAGGTCAGACGGCGGGGCTGCGCCAATTTCGACTTGCTCATAATCAGAAGCATATAGCGCAGCTCTGTATAGAGAATCCGCCCGTCTTCGTTCTTGTTGAAAGCGCTCCGGTACGCCATCCCCTCAAGCATGGGTCGCAGCCTCTTAGCGCTATTGATCAGAAAGTCATCCGGCCGCAAAGCGCTCCACTTGTCATGCCACAACTCTAAAAGCGGGGCCTGCTGAGCTTTAAGCTTATTCTGTTCGTTGCTCATATCCTAAAATCCTCCTTTGTAATGGATTGGTGGACGGGGCTCTAGGCCGCGCCGCTGCTGGTGTCTAAGGGTGTCGCTGTTGCGGTCTGTCTCGGTGTCGTCTCGGCGGCAAAAAAAGAGAGCCCCTGCGCCTCAAGCCACAGATGCCACCGCTCCAGCGCTTGGCGCTTAAGGGTTTCGGCGTGGGTATGGATGTACGCGGCCTGCAGGTCGTCCATGGCGTGGTTAAGCAGCATTTCGCCTATGAAGTACTCAACGCCCAGGTCTAACCACATGCTTCGTGCGATCTTTCTCAGGTCGTGACTGGACCACTCACCAGCCGTCAAGGACGCGATCATTTCTTGGGATTGGTTGTCGGTTATCGGGTCGCCATCACCACGCGGGAACAGATAGGCGCCGGTATATCCGGTTTGTTTCTGGCGGGTACGGTAGGCCTTGAGCAATGCGACGGTGTGCCGGGTCAACGGTAGACGGTGGTCGTTGTCGGTCTTGGTGTCGGCCGCTGGCAAGAACCATTCGCCCTCCCCTTCAAGGGTCAGGTTTTGCCATTTTGCCAAGCGGGTTTCGCCTATCCGGGTGCCATGGCAAAGGATCATCAGCGGCAGCATGCAGATGGCCGTTAAGCGTACCTCGCCTGCAGACAAGCGCTTAACCAGCTCGGGCAACTGGTGCGGTCGAAGGGCGCAAGGCTTTGGACGAATAGGCGTATCAATGAAGTCAGAAAACACCACCTCGGCCAGTGGGTTTTGGCTCAGCATGTCGAGGCCCGCCGCTTGCTTAAAGGCCTTTTTCAGTAGGCCGAACGCTTGGCGGGTATAGGCAAGGCTGCGCACTTCCTGCATAGGCCAGATAAGACGGTCGTCCAGCGCTTGACGGTCGACCATCTGCAGACTGAGCGAGCCCACACGCGGCAGCAGTTGGCAGGCCACCGCCGAACGCACGGTTCCTTTCCACTTCACTGACAGCTTTCGGGTGCGCTCGATACGGTCGGTATACCAGCGCAATAAATCCTCGACACGCTCCCAGGACGACACAGAGACCAGGGCCTTAGGGTCGGCCGTCAGCTCGGCCAGCTTCTTGGGCAACAGCTCCAGAGCGGTTTTCGCGGAAAGGTCGGGCCAGTTGCCTAGCTTCCGCGACGGACTCTTGCCGTCGATATGGCGGACCACATGCCAGGAACCACGGGACCGGTCTTTACCAAATCGAAAGTGCAGAGCCGGGTATCGGTGGTCGCGCACGTTATGCGTAACGGATTGCTCGGCCAGGCGCCTCAACTCAGCGTCGGTGAACTTGATATGAAGGGTTTTTTTGTCGGTCATGTCTGGCAACCAATCAAGGCGGCCAGGCACTGATAAGAGCGCTAGGCCGCGTTTTGGGCGTAGCCATCCCCTACCCACACGAAAGGTGGAAACATTACTGCTGCAGGGATGGAGATAGGTGGCATACGGGTTTCTGTTAAGCCCTGGCCGGCACTGCCAGCGACGGCAATGGGCGCTCAAACTCACTGATCAGCGCTTCTATACGGCTCATCAGTTGGTAATGTTCGGCGGTCTTTTCAGGGGATGGCCCGGGGGATTTGTGGTGGTCAGCAAGGGCCAAGACGAATTTCTGCAGGCTGGCCGTGTGACTGACCAGGCGTCGTATGGCCTGGCACTCCGTACAGTGCGGCTGCTCATGCAGCAAGTGCGCCTCAAGACGGTCTATTTCATCGCTTCGCATACGCTTCCAGCCTCTCAACAATTGTTTCGCGGGCCACAGCCAGGCGCCGCTTGTAGGTTCTCCAGCTAAGCCCTAGAGCGCGCGCGCGGTCCAGTTGCGAAGCCGTTGCAGGGTCATAGTCTTTAATCTTGCGGCGGTTGCAGACCTCCCAGCAGCCGGCGGCGTACTCCAGACGCAGTACGTCAGCCTGATCAAGACTTTTAGCTGCCATTTCCATGACAACCCCTTCAATTCGCTGCTCAATGCCATCAGCGGGGCCGATAGAGCCTGTAGACCCGCCAAAAAATATTTCGCCCTTTTTGTCGATCAACTGGGCAAGCATGCTGCTGCCAGAACCAAGCCCCCCAAGCCCCCCGAAGCACCAGGCCGCCCAAGCATGAAGCAACTTGTCCAGTGCTGTGTCAGGGGCGGCCATCAGTGAGCCTCGGCGATGCTCAGCAGATGCTCTTTCAGCGCATCAATAGCGTCGAGAAAGTGACGGCACCCGCCCTGCATATGGGTGACTTTAGGGTCGTTGCGCTCCATGGGGACCGACTCAGAAGGCGCGCCCATGACGTGCCAGATAACCCCGCCACGGCGGCGAATTTCCTGGGCCTCATCCGGGGTCATTACGTTGTAAATCACCAGCCCGCCAAGCGCTTTG